AGGAATCCGCCGCTTTGGAGGTCATCCAAAGCGACTATTAGCCGGATCGTACTAATGTCTCTAATAGACCTTAGTGAGCAGGCATTTATCTCTCAGAGTAAAAACCCTGCCGCGCAACGCGCGGTTAGGGAAAACTGTTGAGATAAATGCACCATGAATGACAAATTCATGGCACCTCAACCCACGCGTCACAATGACGGGTCTACACCTGAAGGGTGTTAAATTAAGCCAATTCGGCAGGTCCAAAAGTGAAAGCTGGACATCCTGCCAATTGAGAGAAAGTGTGGTCATCACCAGCACTTGCAAGCACAAAGTACTCATTTTCCGTCCTTTCCAAATTACTAATTGATAAATCACTTAATTGAGGGAAAGACTTGGAATCAATAACTAAATTTTCTGCTGGACTATAATAAGGCAAGCTAATTTGAGCCATAGGGTTCAGGGATGTGTTAATATAATGCATAGCACGGTTAGTATCAAACTGATAAGCACTAGTACTAGTTTCGATCGAATCTGGGCTCGTTGTAGTAATATATAGATCGCCCTTATTCTTAGGAATAATTTTGTAGGATATGCTACCATGAGTAAATCTATACATATATGAAATAATGTTAACTAAGCTCTGGCGTAATGAATTATCTGTGCCAAAGGAAATTCCGGGCAAAGTAACCAAATCGCCTCTAAGAATGTCAACGGGACTGGAACGTCTAGTTAACATTCTGAGAGAGACAAACTGTTCACCCATTGTAGTCAACATTGTAGATGTGTCTGAGCTGGAGTAGTCCAGACCAGCATGTGTGGATGGATATATACATGGAGATTGCGATAGATCGCGAAGAATACGTCTGATAAGCTTATTGGGTACATATCGAGCCACTCTACGGACAATGCGACCAATGACTGATTGCTTAACTGGCGGTTCTTCATCTATACCCGCATGGGTTCGCGGGTTACGCTCATTTACTGTGATATCTTGATTTGTTACCAATTCAACATCACTAGCTTCAGTGACCACGGTATAGTTACCTGGAGTAAATTTCACTGGAGCTTTGGACTCAAAATCTGACTCTAATCTCAGAATTTCAATTGTCTCGTCCACGAATTGCAATGCGACCGTAGCTTCACCAATCGCTGCCATACTACCACATGTTACTAACGTCTCCTCGGAAATACCAACAACATCACCGTTCTTAACTTTAGTGACTACATACTTGGGGCCAATCGGTTCAGAAAAGATAGGTCTATCGAGAACAAGAGTTGGAGCGCTGGTAGCTGCGTATTCAATTGAATATTGCCCTTGAGGTAGCTTCACTATCTCACAACTACCGAGTTCACCAGGCAGTCCGGCATAAGCTAGTCTGTGCCTTCCACCAGTGGTAGTGTTCGTAAAGTATAATGAGAATACACCGTCAGCTTCCCCCAAAGACACCTTCGTATCCTGGAGTAACGTAAACAGTGTTCCAGATACTGGAGCACGCGTTACTGAAAAAGTGGGCTCCTCAGGAACATCTGCTGGATAATTGAAGCCGATGGCTGCTTTAGCAAGCGTACCTGGTTCAGCAACCTCTAAATTGCTCCAATTCACCCAAGGATACATGACAATATTAGGAGAGACTGTCGAAGCTGAGATAAGTGGATTGAGAACGGAAATGACGATTCGGCCTGGGGCACAATCTGCCGTGTACCCAACTTTCGCTGGATCGTACACTCGCATCCACTTATTGGGATAGACGGAAGGAAAAGCAATGTCAATACCCTTATCATCGACTTGTGAGATGTCGATGATCTGTGAAAGGATACTTTCTATTGGTTGAACACCACTACCATAGGGGAGATATTGCACCAGCAATCTGCATTGATGGTACTGCGTCTTAGCAAAGCGAAGATTAAGGTTAATATTTCCACGCCACCAATTAGCCATTGCTACAGCTAGACTAACTGGGGCAGCGAATAGGGTGCGATACTTAGCAATAACTTTACCATACAAACTAAAATTGACAGGACTCACTGGAATATCTGCAATAATTGTTCCATGCGCATCAGGAGTGTCACCACCTCTGATAGTGTATCTGTTGAGCATATATGGTCGCTGTGCTAAGTATTCAATAGACATCTCATCCAATCCTTCAGGCACTGCAATTGTGGGATCAATGGCATTGTTAGGGAAAAGAGACAGGGGTACGCCATAATCGAAGCCAACACCATGAGTGAAGCCCTTACCAGGTAAGTTCTCATATGCGTTGACTTTCGTCATATCCCTATCTTTTGAAAATCCGAACATTGAAGCTACATTACTCACTACGCCCGACACCCAGGAAACAGGCTTGGCAATTGTGGATAGAATAGGTACTCCTACCCCATCTACTACATTTGCCACCGCACCAACGGTGTCTGCAACCCTTGAGACAATCCCCTGTTTAGAAGAATCCTCATCAGTTCCCGCATGCACAATGGGACAATCATCATCATATCCGGACTGAGTAGACGGATATACTGAAGATGTCACAGATGGCGCATGCCCATATAGCTTGATGTTTTTCAACCTGCCATAAATAGAATAAGATGCGGATTCTACATCTTCAGGGCCTTGCAATTGACTCAGAACGGAAAGCCGAATAGAATTTAGGTTATTCACATTTCTGGGGTTAAAAACCTGCAACTCACTAGTATAAGGAATCGAAAGAGTAATAGCTCGAGCTTCAGACTGCAAGTTCATCTCAATGCCAGGAAATGATGTAATAGAGCGTAGGTGTTCTGTAAGAGTGCGTCGAATAATTGATGTCTGCTTAGCATTCATCTTATTCCACAGCCACAATGCTCCTTGTAAAAAGGGCGTGGCTTGTACTCGTACAGTAACCTCGTAATCACATCGCATATATGCAATATTCGCTAATTTATTAGACATAAACAGCGATTTACGTACAATGTCATCAGGTAGGGAAATTTCATATAAGTGTGGCTGATTGAATTCTGTTGCAAGCTGTTCCTGCGTCATAGTTGTGCCAATTTCATCATCACTAGATGTCCAACTGTCGTTATGAAGTAAAACGTCGCGAGAGAGAGATTCAATGAGAGCTTGGTCCTGGACTTCAAACAGGTTATCTGTTACATTCTTAGACAGCACTACATTCTGATTAGTGATTGGGATATCATTCATCAAGATTGTAGAACCTTCACTGTTTGTAACACTACCTCCTGGAATTAGTCCTCCACTGGTTGTTGTATCAAAATTATCAATTTCAACTGGGTTAGCAGGCATTAATTAAGTCCCACCACGCAAGCGCGGCTGTCTACTTTGCCCAAAGTGACTGGGACTTTCTCCTCACACGTGTTTTTGGGGCTGCCTATGGTACACGTACGCTAAATAGCAAACCACTCCATGAAAGCCTTACTGCACCTAGTGTTCGGAGAGTTTTCGATGCAGATGGGTAACCAATACATGGAGTTTACGATCGGGTGGTGCTATTAGTTTAAGTCCAATAGCTGACTTAGGAACTCACTATCATGAGCTCCAGCTCTACCTTGCTGGGCCAAAAGGAAGCTCTTACAATCCAACTCATGTAAACATGCTTCCTTGTACCCTGCGTTCCTACACGCTATCTTAATGACATCGCAGAACATTAAGAAATAACCCTTCTCATGCAGCGAAGCCTCAAAAGAAGCAATGCGCGTTGTTTGCAGTAATGCATCCTGCGCATCGATATTCTTTCTACTCCACATGCACATATCTTCAATCGTATTCCGGGATAGGGGTGCAATCCAAAAATGATCTCTTAGCACAAACTCACGCTTGAGAAAGGTAACCTCACTTAAGGAGCGGTATGGGGGGGGGGAACCACTCTTAGTCTCGTCCGTGTATTCATGTCCAGTAGCAGCCATCAATCGGGTTATTACGTGCTGGTTGAACCATTCACTCACTTTATCTGACACACTACACAATGAATCGTCACCATAGAAAATGCAAGCTACGTTTGTAGTAAATCCAGAGAGCGTCATGGGAAACCCGTTTTCTCGCTGAGCTAGAAGGTAGACATATCTAAAAATGATCATGTTATATACACAGTTGATGAGAGTAGTTAATGGATTGCCGGAAGGCTGAGAATGGTTGAGTTGGAAAACCTTACCATTCATAAGCCAGGTGGCATTAAACAAGTACTCAAGTAGTGTATGTCTGATCAGACCATTTTCTGCATCATCTCCATACCAATCAGTGACAATTTCAGATACTCGTGATAAAATCTGAGAATTCAATGAACCATCAAAATTCGAGAAATCACCAGCAATCACCTTGTCACCAACGCGCTTAAGCTTATTAACTATGCGCGTCCAATCATACGAATACACGTTTACACCTAAACCAATCTCGTTGTCAATCCTGTTCGTCATCACATGGTCCAAGAAACTTAGGTAATATCTTCTTAGTGCCAAGGCTAAGCCTTGATTTGAAGCAGCAAACACGCGTGTCTTATTGGCCTGTACTTTCTTCAAAGGGCGCCTTTCATCTTTCAATGTAGCCGCAAAAATACCCAAGCTAACATCTACTATGCCATCCTTGGCCTTGTCCACGATTTTCTCAACATGTTCCTTTAAATCCGGGTTGTCAACAATGAATTCCTCAGAGCCCAACCACGTCTGCTTTCCGCTCTTCCCTTTCGCCTTGCGAGAACTGTAGGGAAAACCTGCTGACGTGCTTCGATTCAATGCATTCATGTACTGACGATTCTCAATACCCGTAATGGATTCCTCATGCGTCAAAACTCTCTTCTCCGCATTAGACACTCCTGGAGCATTCAAAATTCGCTTTACGTCATGAACACAGGCATCAATTAGGTCTTCTTCCAGCAACTCCACATTCTTTGTTACTTTCATTGCGTTCTTGATTAATAAGTTCTCTGTTGGGCTATACAAGGTAGCGGGGGCTGTAAGAACGGGGAAACATCCATGGATAGGACTCCGAGTAATTTCAGATTTTGTTGGATTGGGTGCTGTCTTAACGGAACCAATGGCCATTGAATTAGGGAGAGGAGAATCCCGCAGTGATGTATGGGGAAATTCAGTAGTCACGCGACCTGCATGAGTTGTCGGCGTGGCGGCCATTATGTCTTCCTGAGTAATTATCTGGGCAAACACTCTTGCTGTTCCATCGAATCCTGCACAATGTAATCCAACAATCTTAGCTCTCGATGCTGAATTAAACAGTACATAAGGTGAACAACAATCGCCTTGCATGGAATCACTCTCTGCTTCAAAGCCTTGTCGTATAAAATAACTTCTCTTTTCTGGGGACTTGGATGTTATATGATCAACTGCAGCAATGTACTTGGCTACAAAGTCTTGTGGCATCAAGTACGAACATGAATCTGATGCCTTGAACTTAGCGGTCGAAAAGACTCTCATCCGCCCAGAAGATATCATACCTGTTAATCCTGGGAGTTCCTTCACCGTAGGGAAATATGAAGTTATGTCCTTGCGTGCTGAAATAGAATTTCCCATTTCACATATTACAATATCCACTTCATAGCCACCCCTTGTCACAGTTTTGTGGGATTGTATCTTGACGTGAACCCGAGTGTTACCCTTATCTGCTATACTAACTATTTCTACACTGCCATTTAACATGTCAAACATGTGTTTAGGCATCAACAACATTCGTCCATACGCGAATAAACCATGTGTATATAGACTTGATCCTGGGACATATAACCTCACAAAATTCCTAGATAGGATCCTGTTACTTATGTCTTGAGCGTTTCTGTCGTCGGAAGATTCAGTTCTCAAATCGGTCCACTCCACCTGATAGTCTGGTTTTCTACTTTCAACTGTCGGATTTTTGGCTCTAAAGTCCTGATGCGATTCAACTTGTGGGTGCAACTTTACCCTGACGTCTTGATGAGACTCAGTAAATACAGTGTCTCTGGTAGATTCTACGATTGCGCCCTTGGGTTTAAAGTCCTGATGGGATTCCACCACAGCAGTCTTAGCTCTATAGTCCTGATGGGATTCAACTACAGCACTTTCGAGAGGGTTTCTACCTTTCGCCTCTGGGGTGAAATCAAGGATGGAGAACGTTTCTTCCTTATCCGAATGTACGGTAAAAGCCTCATCACACAGTGACTGTATAAATGAGTGATGAACAGGCACTTCACACACATCCGCAGCGGATATCACGTGGCGCGCAACTCGCCTAATATCACCTGGTACAAACGTAGTAACACCTTCCGAGCGATTTCGGACACGTAGGCGCAAATCACCGTTCTTGATGCGTTTGCATAACTGGCATGCGTACATACATGAACGTACACCAACAAGTTGCATGATCGAACCTCCATCCTGCAATATCTTCCTAACCCTACACTTCGTTGCACACTTCACTGCACTCGACACTCCCCCTATTAGGAGAGCTGATCCTATAACGGCAGATATGGAAATCCAATGATTCTTCAAGAAATCGTTTATGCGCGTCCAAGCATTCTTACACTGACTAATGGCCTGTGCTGAACGCTCGGCGCTCTGTTTCCAAATTGACTTATCCATTCCGTTATTTGTGAAATATACTAAACTCGAGGCTAACTCCTTATCTGTGATCTGCGTCATCCACGTCAAATACACCAGTTCCTCATTCAAATTCGTATTGTTATGTCTCTGACACAACAAATCAGCAACCTCACTGGCTGGGATGAACATGCTTCCATCGTTCGCACTCCGCGAGACAAAATGAGCTTCCAATGTTTCATTTAAATAGGATAATGCTTCCACTGGCCGATCGAAATCGCCCAACCAATCAGTTGCAAATTGAAATCCTACACCGGCATGTGTATTGGGAAAAGTTTCTTGCGATAACTCGTGCAGTCTAGTGGGAAGGACTGGGACGTCAGTTTCCACCTTATCGCTATGGGCCGCAACACGCAATTTCCTCACCTGTTCAATTAGTGACACCAAACCATCATAAGCACAGACTTTAGACTGAGCATTGCCTGCTAACGTAGTGTCAACATGCAACTCATACACAGCTGTCTCCGGAGTGATCTTGTATGTTCCTGCAATAATTTCCTGCTTCATGTCTTGCTGCGTCTTTCCTGGATTCTGATGGAGCCATATCTTCTGTTCACAAGGGACCTTACGATGACCCTTAGATCCAGCTACGATGCGTGCAAACTCATCTTTAACATCTACATAAACGCATAGATCTAAACGCCGTCTGAATGCATCTGCACTATGAATAGACTTGGGGACATACGCGCCTGGATTTACGTTTGAGGTTGCAAAAACAAAAGATGGTGCTATGAATGTATTTGCCTTATCCCTGACACTGGACATATGTACTTGATATGGATCACTGTTGTTCAACCTAATAAATTCGAATAACTCAGGATTTGGCTTTTGGGCCGAATCCACTATCTGCAATACATCATCATAAGCTATAATTTTATGTGATTGCTTCACACCATCCCAAAATTCATTTTCAGCTTTCCTGGAATATATCACGTCTTTCTTGGGTACTTCTCCAAAACACTTAGTTGCAAAGTGATCCTGCAACGCCATCGACAATTCTGTTTTGCCACACCCAGCATCACCATACATGTACACTACCACCGGGGGAACTCGACTACCATCACCACATGTCAGATAGACCTGAGCTTTTGCAATTAAGTCCTTAACTGAATTGCGTGCCTCCTTGAGTCGCGACGAAATCTCTCGGTGCATTAGAGTTATCGATTTATCTAGGTAACCTTGGTACAGGTTATCTGCATTAACCAACAGCTCACATGCTGCACGGTTACAACTAATGAGCACATTAGCATCTACCGTGTCGTGAAAGTAGTTGAAGATGGACAACAACGAGTCCAAACTCGGATATTCTTTCAACAAATCCAAGTTCTTGCGACTCTTCCCGTAAAGAATTTCACACACTTGATTGTCTACATAATCCCAGATGCCAAAAAAAACATCTTTGAAGCTACGCACACCGACTAAAGCTCGTCCAACCAATGAAGACTGCGTGAGCAGCTTATTGAATGTAACAGCAGATAAATCAGTGATTCCAAGACACATGACTGCTATAAATGACAATATACCAGACAACGCTACGCATAAGCCTGTTCCTATAGACTCATATATAGTCGCAGCCTGCGCCTTGGCAACATTTAGTCCTGGAAGGCGACTAGTTAAGTCATCCATGAAACCGTGTGTACTTGGCATCTCCTCTTCATCCGGTGAATCATACTTGAGTGTCATTAACCATTCTGACAAGGCAGTCAGATGGTTAGCCATCAAATTGTTACGAAGAGCATAACTAGATATACCCTGAATTATGGGATACAAAGACTTAGTTAGAATAGCAAAAAACAGTGATACAAAAGTCTCCTTAATGAGGTCAATTATCTTAGGGTTTGATGAAGGCATCCATGCTGAAATCTTATCTAATACTCCCCTAAAGGAAGATAGAGTAGAAGATACGTCGTCAATAGCAGTTTCTACTTTCGGCAACATAGCACCAACTTGTCGGGACACACCCGTCAACTTCACTTCAACATTTTGCCTGACATTACTTATTGCTTCATCGTGTCGGTCAATCACATTATTCACATGGTTCAATGTGGCATTAGCCAACTCTAGCGTTTCACCTGATCTCCGGGGGAGTGTGGATAAAGTAAACATGTGGGTACTAGGATAACTTGCAGAATAATCATACATCTTCAAAAATCTCTTTGCAGCTCTTTCTCGTGCAACTGCTTGGGTGGGGCCAACGTCAGCAACAACTAATAGGCTACATGAAATAGTAATAACGTATTCATCATTAGCAAATACCTCATCAAAGGTCACAGGGGGGATAATACCTTGCTCAACTGCAAATTCCAGAGCTTCACAAGGGAAATTCTCATACGGGAGGGAATGCAGAGAGTGCATGTGCACATTGGGGGTGTTATGTAGCTGATCTAACAAATTTTTAGACGCTACATCTCGAGCTGTATACATATTGGATGCTGTACCAACAGCAGTTAGATCTCCACTAACAATCCGACACGTAAAGACATTCCCTTCACTATAATCCTGGAAAATTACAGGAATATTTTCTCGCTCAATTTCCTCACACAACAACACATAATTACGTGCCACTAAATTTTCTGTGGGGAGCTTAAACTGGACACACTGTGATGCTCGAATATTGTGCGTCAGTGCTGGAATGTCGTTTGGTGCCCAAGCACCCATCAGCAAATCACACTGTTCACACTTGAAGACGTCTGCATATCCTGTATAAACAATATCTGTATTAGTAACAACATTTCCTGAAACTCCTATAGTGTGATATGGGTATTCAACTTTCCTATTCACCTTCAAAATGCAATCATTACACTTCGTTGCCTGAGGCCTCAACCAATCGACTGACACGTAACAGGTGCCCGCATATCCACATTCACACTCGGAGTATAGTTCTTCACATACTTTAGCCTTTGGCCATTCTTCCCAGTTGCCAAATGCAGCCTTAAGCATTGAATCAGGCTGCACTTCATTCTCCGAAATAACTTCTTTCCAGACCCGAGGGTTAGCAAACGGTAACACTCTATCATGAAACTGGTTGCACAATTCTGCAAACGTGGCTTCACGTCTGTATGGAATGTGTGATTTGTAGCGTCGTGAACCAACCTTAAAGGCAGGGGCCCGTCGCAAAGTTCCAATTAACGAATATATCCGGTTTTCTCCATCATCGTTCATCACATAGAAGGCTCGGTCGGCAACAGGGGTTCTGCGGAGATTGTGGGTTTTAATGTTTAGATAATAAGAGGCCATAGTATATGAGACAGTCTGCAGGCTTATATTGCGGTGCATCTATATATCCAGGGACTTATCCGGGATTGGCGTTCCGGGTACGCGTTCTATAGTTTGTGGGCCGTCTATTTACGTTTTAAACCAGACCTATAGAACCATAAGTATAAGAAAATATAGCGCGGGGCAGAAGCAACTTACGGCGACTGGAATTAAATGTCCACCAATAGATGTCGAGTCTACGGTTGAAATAAGACGGGGAGCGGGACGTCTCCTCGAATACTCATTTTTTTGAAAGAAATGGGCAAAACTCATGCACGTTAAGTGCTAAAATAATGTACTAAGAGACACCAGTGTTGAATAGGGTCATTGAGCATATTCAAGAGTGGTTAACTGATAGTACTGATCGTGCGTGGTGAAGCCACGCACGACTTTTAAAG